CTTTACTTTGTGGGTTAGGTGGCGTTCCTTCAGTCAACCTTTGCGTCTAGTTTACACTCTTTTGGAGATACTTGTTTGATCTCCCACACTAAATCATTTTTAGCATGATTAGGGATGTCTGCTTTAAGAACTCTCCCTGCCATTAATTGTGCCTGTAAGCAAGTCAAGATGAGTGTTTCCATAGATGAACGATCCGTTCCGTGTCGCTTACTTCCGTTCGCTATTTGGGAATAGCGAATGAACGTTTACTATATATTATTTATTTTTTGTATTGTTTGTTACCGTTCTACATAATCCAAAGTAAAATCTTTGGCATCGAGTTGTTCTATAAGTATATCACATCCTATCTTAGGTTGGGCATCACCACATGTAAAAATATCTGCTGCTGCTTCTCCTTTCTCTGGCCAAGTATGAATAGTTATGTGACTTTCAGCAAGTATACAAGCAACAGTAACACCTTGAGGTTCAAACTTTTCGTAAATCGTTTGAAGTACATGTGCTCCACTTGACTCTGCTGCATTTTCTAACAGATCACAAAGAAAAAATTCATTATCTAAAAGAGAAAACGAACAACCATATAAATTCAACATGTAATGTTTACCCATCTTCTCCATCAATCTACCTCTTCTTTTTTGTTTCTGTTTTATGGAACCAAACTTTAGGATTAACTCTACCTTCAGTTTGTTTAAATGATTTTAAACCTTCTCGATATTTATCCCAATAAAAATCAAAGATATCTACTTTCTTATTAGCAATGACAATATCATAACACTGTTCGTTGCTTTCGTTTTGGTAATTAACTAAGTAAGTTGTGTAGGGAAGTGTTCTATCTTCAGCTAATACTGGGTCACAGTTTTGATGTAAAATTTTAATGCTCAAGCACGACCTCCCCATTTGATTTGAGGGAATGCTTCTTCTACACAAGCTTTCGTAATCTTATATTTTCTTTGTAGTCCTTTGTCTTTAATCAGAACTAGAACTTCTGCTTCTTCAGCATGTAATCCTTCGATCATTTGAATGAAAAGATTCTCTCTCATCATTTGTTTGATAGATGATCCACCTTTAAAGAAGATATACAACTTACGGTACTCATGTTCTAGTACAGTATGCTCAGTACCTTTTGGTGCTTCGTTAGGAGTATAAGGAACTGCTCCTTCTGGAAGCAAAGATTCAATAGACTCATCGTAATTAGCAATTAGAATTGCTCGTAGAGCTGGTGTATTGTATTCCTGAAGTAGTTTAACTTTCTCAGCTTTAGTTTTAGCGTTGCTAACTTTCTGCAACACTTCGGAAATTAGTAGTTTCATAGTTAAAAATTAATCTTGTTACGGAAATAGTAGGCTTCCATCAGATCAGATAGTTGATGGTCACGGAAATATTCTAAAGGAACTTTCTTTTCAATGTTATTTAGTGAAGTATATTCTTCCATGATTTTTTTTTCTATCTCGGAAGGAACATAATCAAAATCAATTAATTGTCTATTCCTATAATAATTTTTTTGTAATTCTGGAGTGGTACAAAAAACAGATGGGTCTTGATCAACCCACTTATCTAAGTTTTTCTTACTTATAGGTTTTTGTCTTACACCACTAACAAATGTATCATCGGAAGAAAGGTAGTTAGGTATACCATCAGACTTATCTCCCTTCAAAATATGTTCTTTAATAAACACATAAGGATTATCATGACTGACTTCCTTTTTCATGATGGGATTTAATTGCTTGACCCCAGGATACTTCTGTAGCTGAATAAAATCTTTATCACCAGAAAGAATTAGAACAGGATATGCTCCTTTATTTTTACATAGGGTAGAGATAACATCATCTGCTTCAGCACCATAGACTTCAACTACTTTATATGGAAAGTAATTTTTAATTTCATCTCTAATTTTATTCAGAACTTCAAAAATATTATTCCAATCATGGTTGGATTTTTCTCTGTCTTTCTTTCTATTCTGTTTGTAATAAGGGAATACTTCTCTTCTCCAGTAATGTTTTGAATCGTATGCTAATACGATCTCTCCATACTCTTCGGCGTATTGCTTTTCATAAGATAACAAACTAGTGAGGACCATATGCCTCGCCAGTTTTTCATTCAAAGCATCATTTTTTAGTTGAACCATGAGATTAGAAATCATAATCTGGTTCATGTCAATCAAAATCATATTCAATCCTCGTAGTCTTCTTCGTCCTCGTCTCTTTCAAATCTAACAGCGACAATTTCATCGGGAATTAGTTGACCGTTCTCGTCAAACATTTCTGGATGTAATGGTTCGATTCTGTTCTTATTCAAAAAAGCATAGACAATATCGTTTCCAAACCATCCTAGCATGAAACCGACAACAAATGAACCGACGATACCTATCCCACTGAAGAACAGGATGTATGGTGTTGCTGCTTCCATTTTAATTCTCCCTTGTTGGTTTTAAATCCCTCCAAGTAAATTCAAATTTGATTTGAAATTCTTTTTTTAGGAGGGAAAAAGTTTTCTTGATCTTTAAACCATATCTTTCTGGTTCTTCCTTCTTCAACCTCCGTCTGAGCATCAGCTCTACACCTTTATTTATTGACAGATCTTTCATTTTTTTCTAGAAGAAACCAAACCTTTCTCAACAAAAAGTTTTACAGTTTCTACCAATCCTCCGACAGGTTCTCCATCAATTATAACATAAGGAAATCCAGAAGCATTAGGAAATTTTTGTTTAAATTCTTCTGATCTATCTTAACATATACTTTTCCTATACCCAAAGCCTTGTCATCGTATATCAAGGTTTTAGTGGTATTCATCACATCTTTATTCGTATTCTTTTCTTCCTGCTCCTGTTTGGTGAGCGGAAAACCTAAACTAAAGGTAGCCTCACTCGATAATCC